ATAAAAATAAAAGGTTTATCATTTGTTGTCCAAAATTTTTTTTCTAACCCATATTTTTTTAAATCTTCATCATTAATTTTATTATTATAAATATCTTCTAATGATAAATCATAATATTTAGATAAATCACATTCGATAAACATTATTAAATGTAATTAAAATTATATCTTTAATTACATTTTATAAATGATAAAAAATTTCTATATAAAATATAAGGTAATGGTTGACCAACCTAATATAAATATACAATTAGGAGATATTATAGAAATACTATCAGAAAATCCAACTTTAAATAATAATAAATTTTTTGTAAAATATATTGATTCTAAAAAAATTACTATAATAAATATTGAAAATAACGAAGAAGATATACTTAAAATTAATGAAGATAATGAAGTAGATGAATCTATTGAAGAAATTATATTACTAAGTCGGGCTGATTTTCCTGGATATGCTAAGCAAAATAATTTAATAAAAAAAACTTGGATTGAAATTTATTTCAAAGGAGATATTCCATTTATAATTATTGGCAAAATTACAGATTTAGTAGAAGATATGATTGAAGTAAAAACTTTCCCAGAAAATGAAATAATATATATTGATTTTGCTTATAAAGGTATTCCCGAAGATTTGCCAATTGAAAAAATTGTTATTAGAACAAAACCGGATGCTTTTGAAGAACAAGAAGATGAAGCAATTATTGGTGATGTTAAAGAAACCGAAAAATTAGAAGAAGATTTACCAGAATTTCAAGATGATTTTCAAATTAAAGATATAATTTTAGATGCCGATGAAATTCAAATTGGTGCTGAACTAGAAGAAATAACCCAAATTGTTGATGTTTCCGAAGGAGAGCAAAGATATGGTATTGAAAAACAAACGAATGATTTATTGGATGAATTATTATCGCAAATTCCTAATCTTCAAAGAACACCGCCTGTTATGAATGAAATACATAAATCAATCGAGCGTTATAAGCAATTAAGAAATATGTATTCATTATATGATGAAAATGGTAATGTATCTGAACCAAAAATACATGGGGAAAACTATAAACCAATTATTGACAATGTTATCAATTTAAATAAAAATTTTTATTGGATGATTCCAATTGTTAGAAACAAAAAAAAAATTTATGATATTGATTTATCATTACAAGAAGAAGGAATAAGTGATGATATATTACCTCTCTCATTAAAAAATACTTTAGACGAAGAAGAAAGTTTGATGAATATCTACAAACAAAATGATATTCCTGATGATGAAAATAAATATAAATATTTGTATTCTTCTTTAAATTCTTATTTAACACCTTTTTCTGGTCCAGAATTTGAAGAAAATAATATAATAACGAGATTTGTTAAAGAAAATATTAATACGATTGTTAATAATTTAGATGATTATTATTCTTCATCTGCTGGTTCAGATGAATGTTGTCCAGAGAGAAAACGATTTTTATTTCAAATATATAATACAGGTCTTAAATATAATAATAAAAAATTAACAAACAACGATACTTTAACATTGCGATCTTTTTTATTACTACCAAAAAATGTATTATTATATGATTATGTTAATTCGCCAATAATAAATATTATGCAAAAAAGTAATTTAAATCATACTTTTATACCTTATTCACTAATACTTAATCAAAAAACATTTGTTAATACTAATATTGTTGAAAAATTTGATAATTCAATTGATTATTCGAGACAATTTTTAAATGGAGTTCAGGAATATATTTTAGATGAAACATTAAATAATAATGACGAAGAAACATTGAAAAAATATGTTAATAATATTATCCCAAATACTACTATTTTATTTGATATTATTAAAAATAATATTTCTGGTGAATTAACTTTACATCATGTAATGGAATATTTATCTCCTTTTATGATATTTATTGATGATTTATCAAAATCGGATTATGATATAATAACTAAATATGTAGAAGAGAAAATTAATGAATATAAAATGGATTATGCAGCTAATTATAAAAAATTTCAACAAAAATTTATGAAAAAAGAAAGTGATTTGCCTAATAATAATTTATTAACTATTTTACAAGGAAATAAAGAATTAGAGGAAATTATATATAAAAATTATAATTTTGAAAGAGAGAAAAAATATAGTGATTCGGATATTTTAAATAAAATTACAAAATTAGATTATGGAGAATTATATTATAGTGTAATTTTAAGATTAGATGTTGATTTAAGAGGTGCGAATATTATAGAAAAATTTGTTGATGAATATGAAAAATTATCAACTGAAGGAGAGAAATTAATAAATGATAAAAAAAATGTTTGCTATATATTGACAAATAAATACAATAATCACACTATTCTTCTCTCTTCGAATAATAAAGAAATTTATGCAGATGAAGAATTTTTAACCGAACAAGAGAGAAAAAGTGATTTTAAAAAATTAGTAAAAGATGGAAATTATGCTATATTAAATAATCCAGATGGAACTGTTGAATATTATATTCGCAAAAAAAATCAATGGGTGAAAGATAGTAAAATTGTTAATGAAAGTGTATCTATTCAAGAAAACAAATTGTTTTGTAATTTACAAAATAAATGTATTACTGATTCTGGTGAAGATAACAGCTGTGTTTCATTAAAAAATGAATTAAATGAATTAAATAAAGAAAATCTTGAAACTATAATTAATGAATTTGAAGATACTTTTTCAATAGAGCAAAATAAAATGATCGATACTATTGATAAACAAATTCAATATAATGTAAATAAAATAACATTATTAAAATCATTAAAATATCAAGAGCTCATTAAATATAATAAAATATACAATAAAATAGCTGCTGAAATAGAAGTAAGAGAAATATTAGATTCGCCTTATGAAAACTTGCGAGATTTAATATTAGGACAAAGTGATTTTGTTAAAAAACAATACGATATTCAAAAATTTGCTGTTAATTTTTGTAGAGTTTCTCTCGATAAAGAAGATCCTTATTGGCTTTATTGTATTAAAACTAATGTAAAATTATTACCGGCTTTTATTAGTAGATTAGCTAATACTTTTGTATCAAATGGTGATTATTTATTAGAAATAGATAAAGTATGTGCTGAACAAGGAACAATTAGTGAAGATGGTGATCATTGGGTTGATAAATATAGTGGTTATATTATTAAAAATATCGACCTTGATACAGAAGAAGGCTTTACTGAAGAAGGATTCAAATTAAAAACAAGAGAAATTATGGAAAAAGATTTAGCTGATGCTGTATTAGTTGGTGAATCAAAAATAGAAAAAACTAGCTCACCTGAGAGAAAATTAATTATAAATATTGTTAAATCAATGGCGCAATTTATGGGAATAAACTTAGAAACTCAATATGATTTCATTGTTAAAAATGTTATGATTGTTCACGATTCTAGTATTCCTAAAGAAAGTGATTATAATAAAATGATTGAAAAAGCTTCTCAAAAGGGTAAAAAAAATTTACCAAGTTATAAAGACACTGTTAATTCATCTTATCTAATTTTAACATTAACTTATATGTTAATTTCTATTCAAATAAGTATTCCATCTATAAAATCACGAAAAACATTTCCGGGATGTATTAAATCTTTCGATGGATATCCTTTAATGAAAAATAATGATAAAACAGGATTAATATATATATCATGTGTAGCAAATAAAATTAAAAGTTCTACAGAACCATGGGATTCAATTAAAAAAATAAATGAAGCTGGCATAGCAAAAAGAATAGAGGCTATTATAGAAAAATTTGTTATTGATGATATTGCATTGAAAGAATTATTTAATGAAAAATTAATATATTTGAATCAAGAAAATAAAGAATCAATATTACTTGAAAAAGATATTGAAAATGTTTGGATTAATTTTTACCCTCCTTTACAAGAATTAACTTTACCAAAATTTTCTAATGTTAGTGATATATTTAAAAAACAATTAGTTGAAAATATTTATGCTGGTTCTAACTTGCAATATAATGAATATTTAGTTTTAAAAACTAAAAGTATTCTTTTTTCTCTCTCAATACAAGAAAAAATTCAAAAAATTGTTGATAAGAAAACTGCTTTAGTCACAAATATGGCAAATGAGCCATTCTTAGAAAATGCGTGTTGTGATACTGAATACATTGATACATTAAAATATTTTACAGATATTAATGATTCTATTTTGAGTGATAATACTATTGTAATTGATTTAAATAATATAATTTACGATTTAAATTCTCTCTCAAGAGCACCAACATTTTTAGATTTACGGGATACAAAATTAAAATATCATGTTTTTAAAAGTGGTTTTAGTGAAGAAACTATTTATCGTGCTTTTATTGTGTATTGTAAATATAATACTAATCTTGTTATTAGTGATGAATTGAGAGAAATATGTATGCAAAGTCCAGATGATTTCAATATAAATGCTTCAATTGAAGAAAAAATAGAACAATTAAAAGAACATGGTTTAAATTATGACCAAGAACAATTAAATGATTTGTTAAATATTGTTAATTATAATAATAGAGTTACATTATATTTAAATCCACCGGTTGTTAATAATATTGAAAAATTAAGAGAGATTCTTGACTATATGTCTAGTGATTCTATTGATAATCGATTTATAGATGTGGAATTTATTGAGAAATTTAAAGATATGTTAGATACATTTGATATTAAACAAGATAATGAAAATAATGAATCATTGAGAGAAATGAAAAATTATTTAGCTGTTAAATGTGATGAATTATCATTAAAAATTATTGATTTTGTAAAACAAAATTCCAAATTACCAAAACAAAAACAGAAAAATTTTGAAGATTGTTTGCTTAATATAACAAAATTTCAACAAATATTTCAAAATGGCGATGAGAGAATAGATAATTCGGTTTATAAAATGATTTTATTTATAAGAGATGCTATTCGTAATTTGATTGCTGTTTTTCCAAATATTATTTTAAATAAAGTAGATTATAAAAGTGTAAGTATTCCAAAACATTGGCAATTATCTGATAGACATAAAGCGGACGTTAGAGATATTATTGATAAATATTACAAGCCATTATATCAATTTTATGGGGATGATGATTATAATGAAATATTAGAAAAAATACAAAATGTTTCTAATAGTTTCTATTTATTAGGTGAATATACTAACTATATAGCTTCGATATACAATAATGATCAAGAAATATCTAGTATTTTTGATTCTCGTGTAACCAATCTTCTTTTCAAATATTACTTTTTAAATATTATAAATAATTACATTGAGTTAATAAATGACCAGTCATTATTAATTGAAGATTTAGAAGATGGGGAAGAAACAGATGGATTAAAAACAGAAGTAGAAATAGAAGAAGAAGCCCAAGGTGTTGTTGATGAATTTGAAATAGTAAGAGGAGAGAAAAAACAATTAGAAGTAAAAATAAGTAATTTACTTGTTGAATATATGAAAATAATATGTAATTCTAAGTCTAAATTAGATTTAAATTATCAATCAATTAAAGATAAAATATTACGTTCAAAAGAAAAAGAAAAGAATGATATTACTGAAGATTTGAAAAATTTAACTGATGAAGAGAGAGAAATTCAAAATCTTTTCAAAAATAATAAATTAGAAAAATGGAGCAAAGGACTACAAAAAGGATTGACACAATATGTTAAAGAAACTTATGACGAAGAGCGAGATGCTCTTGAAAAACAAGCATTAAAAGAAAGACAACTTGGTAGAAGAAGTGATGTTACTGATATGAACAAAGATATTTATGCTTTAGATATAGATGATAATGCTCAATTAGTTGAAGAAATAGATAATGAAGTTAATAATTTAAATGAATATCTTGGAGAGAATTATGAAGGTGATTTAGATGGTGATGAATTTTATTAAGCTACCTGTACATTGTATATGTGTTGAATATTAGAGGGAACAGGAATATGAAAAGGAATGGACGAAAGAGGAGGAGGAGGATCATGCGATTTAGGATGTTGCATTGGATGAATATCAAGATGTTTATGAGTTATATATTTATAACCAAAATGATGCCCACAATAATAAAATTTACGAGCACCATCTGCACTAGGAGCAAATGCATATGAACGCCCGGGAATACCACCAGCTCCTACACCGCCTAATTGATTCATACAAAATACATAATCTCTTTTACAAGGACATACAACATTTCTATTTCTAAATGCTACATGTGCCGATGTATTTAAATTTCTAGATGATGGTATACCTTGTAGTTTAGAACCACCACCTTGATTACGGTAAATTATTTTAGAAGAACCACTAATAGCTCTAATATTTGACATTATATAATAAATATATATTTTATTTTTAATTATCTAAATAATTTTAATTATCTAAATAATTTTAATTATCTAAATAATTTTAATTATCTAAAAATGTGATATTTACTAGTAATAAATTTTAGAGTATCAAAATCTTGAAAAATATTTGACATTTGACTTCTCATAAAATTAATTTCTACAATATCCATACTATTTATATCATATTTTAGTAAAGTATCAAATATGAATTTTGCTTTTAAAATATTTAAACCATTATGAACTTTTGTATTGCAAGAATTGAAACTATGGTAGTCTAAGGCATCTACATCAAAAGAAATATGAACTTTATTATTACCAATAAATTCTTTTAATGTTTTTTCTATAATTTCAGGAGATGCTTTTGAATCAATATATTTAATTTTTTTCGTTTCAATAATTTGCTTTTCATATGGATCAATATCTCTAATTCCAATATACAAAATATCTTCAAAAGGTAAATTAATATTATATTTACTTTTTTCTAATCCAGTTAAAAATCCAAGAGGCATACCATGATAATTATTACTCATAGAACTTTTTTCAGTATTTATATCTGGATGTGCGTCAATCCATACTATTTTCATTTTTGGTTTATATACAGCATTTATTGTTGAAATACTAATTGAATGATCACCTCCAATAAATAATGAATTTTCTGGATATTCTTTACAACTTTTGTAAATTTCATCTAAGTTTGTAAATAAATCATTTCTTTCTGGAATTGAAATAGTATTTGCGGAGTTAATATAAGGTTGTAAAATACCAGGTGTGTATTTTGTATCTATATTAGTATTTCCAAACCCATGTGGTATTAGTAAAATATTATTAAAAAAACATTTAAATGATAATAGATTCATCACTATCTTTATTACTCGTCATTAATTATATAATTTTAAATATTTTTAATATATATTCTAGCATTACTGTAATATATATTCTAAAAATATTTCATATATAGATATTGCTGAATTAAACCAATTATTCCTCCAAAAATACAAGCTAATGTATATTCATATAAATATGTTCTGTATAAATTTTTTACCATGTAAGTATCAATTTCTTTATATTCAAGATTTTCATAATAACCTTTAACTCCTTCTCCTGAAATTACAACAATACCTTTGTAGAAATGTTGTTTTGTAATACGCTCTGCCTTACTAATTAATTTTTTACCAATCCCTTTATGTTGCGCTGCTCCATTATTTTTATCACCTACAGCATTTACCTGACCATAAACATGTAGTTCTCTAATTAAAGCGTGATTTTTAATACAACTAAATACTGGATTATGATTTTTACAATTTGGTAGTCTTAATCGTAAAAATCCAAATAGTGCTTTCTTATCCCAACTTTCATATGCAATAAAATATTCTTTTCCATCACTTTTATCAATACATTTTACATTAATATTAGCTTTCTCATTATAATATTTAATATGGCGACCTATCTCTCTACTTCTAATTTCCATACTATGAAAATTCTCTTTTTCAAAACTATTATCTATTATTTGTCTAAGATTTGAATATGGATTTCCCGCTTCAATATATGAAATAGGAATATCTCTTACAACTCTCGGGAGTCGAATATGAGATGGGCATGTTTGCATTGAATATTTAATAACATCAATTAGATCATTCATATTTTTTTCAGAATATGGAATAAATTTTCCTGCTTTATACCATTTTTCGATTATAGTCCAAGGTGTAACTTCGCATGGATAAACTTTCACTTGATCAGGGTGAATTACATTATAAACATAATCAAACATATCTTTATCCATTTGTGGTGTTGAATCTGGTAAATCTGGCATAATATGAATATCAATTTTAAAGCAATTTTCTTTTAACATTTTGATAGCAGCAGTAGCCTGTTCAATAGTATGTCCACGATTAATTTTTTTAAGAATTTTATTATTTACATGTTGAACTCCTAACTGAATTCGTGTTACACCCCAATATCTAAAGCGTTCAATCCAAATATCATCAATCGCGTCGGGTCGCGTTTCAATACAAAATCCAATAATATGAACCTTAGCTGTTTTATTTATTTCTATTTCTTCTGAAATATTATATGGCTCACGTTTTGGGCTACTATCAAAGAAAGTATTTGCTGAATAAAATATATCTCTGTGGTATATTTCTAGATAGGCTGGAGGATATTCTGTATATGTTCCTCCTTCAAGAATAATTTCTAGTTTATCAACTGTATGACCATTCGCATATAGAACATTCATTCTAGAAATCATTTGTTCATATGCTTTGAATCCATTTTCATTTGCCCGATGAACAGCTGGTTCGTGATATAAGTAAGAACGGGGTTGAGCTTGCCAGTTATTACCTTCATGTGCTGGCTCATTAGGACAATAATAGCAATTATGTTTACAACTAAATGATTGACCATTTGGATGAGGGGACATTACTAATGTAATACTTGTAATTCCTGAAATATTTCTACTAGGTTTCTTTTGTAGAAGCATTGATAGTGTATCATTTTTTTCAATTTCTTTATTATTAATCATATCTTTATAGACAATAACCAAGTCCATTTTTTTCATTTTAATTCTTCTTGATCTAAATGTAGAACTATAAATTTTAATAAATTCTTTTCGAATTTTTGACAAATCCTTTTTATTTGATATATAATGTGTAGACCATTTATCCAATTCTTTTAAAATTTCCTTATAAATTGTAATATTTTCTTTGCTAATATCTCCACGGCACATATCTTCAAAATCCTTAATATTTGTAATTTGTGTATGAGAACACATTTTATTATTTTAAATAATAATATTTAAGATAATAATAAAATTATTCAATTTAAAAAAATAAATATTGAAAAATAATGGCGTATGAAAGACCTATTAATATTAATATTAATATTACAAAGGATATGGGTGG